GCAAACATTTCTGATGATCTCGCCACACCGAGTTCGGACAAGCTATTTAAGATCGTTCTGTCAAGCTCATCTCCTGGATTCTATACGACTGAGGGATTCACAGGAATTAAGATTCTTACAGCTTCTTTCGACCCAGACAGCGACAGATACATTACAAAAGTCCTCAATACGAACCCTGAGAGATTCCAGGAAGAAGAGCACCTGCTCTATCTTCACTTTCCAATCGAAGACACAATTGCAACGATCTCGACTGCAGCAGACAGCATTGCCATCCTATCGGGAACAATTAATACATCTCAGGCTTCTGGTGACCAGTCGCTAGCTTTTAGAGATGCATTTGGTCGCTACGACACAAGGTTTGCTAACTCGCGCACTCCGACATTTATCTCTCAGCCTTTTGGTGCAACTGAGTACGACCTGTTTCACTTTGAGACTATTGATGACGGTGCTGCCAGCGCCAAGCTCTACAAGGTCTCGATTGTCAACATCAAGAAGTCGACAGATCCGACATCGCCGTTCGGGTCTTTCTCTGTCCAGGTAAGAGACTTCTACGACAGCGACCTTGCTCCTGTTATTCTTGAGCAATTCAACAACTGCAATCTGAATCCTGAGTCTCCCAGTTACATTGCTGCATTGATCGGTGATTCGAAGCGCTCCTTTAACTTCGATGCTGCTTCAACAAAAGAGCGTCGCATCAACAACACGGGCCGCTATCCCAACAGGTCAGCTAGAATTCGCGTTGTTATGAACGACAACGTTGAAAGAAGAATAGTTCCTGGAACTTCACTTCCGTTCGGGCACAAGGGCGTCCCAGTCATGAAGACCACAGATGCTCTTTCTGATGATGCAACAAGGCCCATTGCTGGAGGTGCTACAACAGCACGTAGATTGACAGGTGTCGGATCAGTCTCAGGCTTGATAGGATCCATCGTTCCGCCTGTCCCGCACAGGTTCAAGGTGACTAGAAATGCAATCAACGCATCGCAGAACTTTGTTGGTGACCCATCTACGACAGAGGTTGCGGACTCTAGGCTTTACTGGGGCGTTAAGTTTGAGAGGTCTCCTGCGCTGAGCCTGTTTGGTAGCGCATACTTCCCTAACGCCATCACGACTACCAACGATCTCATCGAGAACTACTCAAAGTTCATGGGTATTTCGAAGCTTGACACACTTGTGACAGGCTCTCAGGTTGACACTTTCAACAACAACAAGTTTACTCTCGCACGAGTTGCTCTGGCAAACTCTCTTGACAACAGGACTGCAGATGTTGCCATTACAGATCTTACTGGCAGTGCGGACGACCACATGCTCGCTGCAGCATACATCCGCAACGGCAAGCCCGCCTATGGAACTTTGACCATCAGAGACCCAGTGAACTCTCAGGTCAGGATGACGCTCGGAACTCTGGTAGCGCTGACCTCTTCGGACTACTTCAATAGATTTTCGCAGTACAACAAGTTCAGCACATTCTTCTACGGCGGATTCGATGGAACTAATATTCTCGATAGAGATATGAAGCTTCTTAACGACAGGGCGTGCTCAAGTGAAGATGCTGGCAAGGCAAAGTCCACTCTTGATATCGGACTCAGGAGCTTTACACCGGGTACAAGCACTTCAAACTGCTACGTTGCATCTTACAATGTCGGCGCTGATCTATTGACAGACAAGACAGACTCAGATGTCAACCTTGTTAGCATTCCAGGCATCAAGGATCCTGCTGTTACTGACTATGCATCTCAGAAAGTCTCTGACTTCCAGCTCGCCATGTACATAATGGACATCCCGTCATACGACGATCAGGGCAAGAGAATCTACGACACAAAGATACCTAACGTCCAGAACACAATCAGCAGGTTCTCAAGCCGCGCTATCAACAACAGCCACGTTGCCGTCTATTACCCTGATGTGTCAGTTGTTGACGCTGACACTGGTGCCAGGGTAAGAACAGCTGCTTCTTCAGTGGCACTCGGGGCTCTGGCACAGAACGATGCAATCTCCAACCCCTGGTTTGCACCAGCCGGTTTCAATAGGACGGCATTGGCAAATGTTGCAGCAACGTCATGCAGGTTGAACAGCACTGATCGAGACGATCTGTACGACTCCAGAATAAATCCGATCGTTAGATTCCCGGGAACAGGGTTTGTTATCTTCGGACAGAAGACTCTGCAATCTACAAGAAGCGCTCTTGATCGAGTCAATGTCCGCCGTCTTCTGATTTCTCTCAAGAGAGACGTCGGTGCGGTCGCAGCACAGTTCTTGTTTGACCAGAACGATGCAAAGACTCGAGCAAACTTTGTTGCTGCTGCAACACCTGTTCTTCTAAATGTTCAGACACAGCAAGGCGTCTCTCAGTTCAGAATTATATGCGATGAATCTAACAACACACAGTCAGACATCATCAATAACACGATGAACGTTAGAATAATCATCGTTCCGACGCGAGCTGTTGAATACATCTCAATCGACTTCATCATCAACAACACGGGTGTCCAGTTCATATGATATTTAGATTCGGAGCTTTAAATGGCCACAACTAGAACTAGCCCGGGAATCTCCTACTCAGAGATCGATAATTCTGCTCCGGTTGCTGTTGCACCTGCAGGCATACCTGCCGGCATCATCGGTGCAGCAAACAAGGGCCCGGCATTCGTACCAGTCACTGTAGGAAACTATAGAGACTTTAATCTCGTATTCGGAGACGCTTCGAACGCTGCAGATGCTTCACTCGCGGCTCGCGAGTATATGTCTGTCCCGGGAACGTCAGTAACGTTTGTAAGAGTCCTAGGTGCTGGAGATGGAAAGTCTCGCAGCACTTCAAACGGCCAGGTCACAAATGCAGGCTTCATAGTCGGTGCTCAAACAATAGGTGACAATGGTTACGTTGCAAACAACTCCTACGCAACTGTAGGAGGCCCAACAGGCCGCACGTACTTCCTTGGCTGCTTTATGTCAGAGAGTGCAGGTTCTAGCATCTTCAGCAGCGCAGGAATCCAGCTTAACTCGAACGCAGTTCCCATAGTAAGGGGTGTCCTTATGGCTGCGTCGGGTGTCGTGATGACAGTTAGCGCAAGCTTTACAAGCGTCACAAATACAGTTGGCACTGCAACCGCCCCCGGCGGCAAACCTGTCGGTTCGATCAATGTCGCTGCGAACACTTTCACGGTGCTTCTAAACGGTCTTAAGAGTTCTGAGACGAACATCATCACAGCATCTTTCTCAACACCCGAGGGATTTGTTGGTGCTTTCAACACAAATCCGTTGCAGCTCGATGAGAAGGGACACTACCTCTACGCCTACTACGACATTGCTAGCTCGCTTGCAGTTGTGACAGCTTCGGGTGTAACTCAGAACACGTTCGACACGCAGGCTGGTGCTCTGGAGCACGCAGTTTTCATCGCAACTGGAAGTCAATCAAGAAACTCCAGTGCCACCTACGCACCGAACTACGAGAACTTTCAGGAGCGGTTTGAAAACTCAAGAACTCCCTCGATCACATCGCAGGAGTTCGGTGGCACAAGATATGATCTGTTCAAGGTACATGCGCTGGATGACGGTGATCAGTCTTACAACAGCGTCAAGGTTCAGATCTACAACATCACGCCAAGCCAAGACATTAACAATCTGTATGGAAAGTTCTCTCTAGCAGTTAGAAACTTCTCAGATCCTGACGACGCTCGTCCGCTCGAGGCTTACGAAGGACTCTCTCTGGACCCGTCTGCAGAGCGGTATATCGGTAGAGTTATCGGAGATCTGCGGACATTCTTTGACTTCGACAGGTCGACGACAGCGCAGAAGATCAACAGCTCTGGAGACTACGAAGTTAGATCTCCCAGGATCAGGGTTGAGATGTCCAATGATCTGCTTCTCGGTGCTGTGCCTGATGATGCTCTGCCCTTCGGATATAGAGGCCTTGGTCACATCATCACCTCAGGGTCTAACCCGATCTCTAACACTCCGACTGAGGTCTCCAGCTTCTTCACAGCAGCAAATGCAGACGCTTTCAAGAAGATAGTTCAGCCGCCTTTCCTGTTCAGGCCAAGCCTGGTAGTCGGATCGATCGCCTCGACACGAGTCTCCTGGGGCTTTATGACTGACTACTTCGGAACTCTCGCAGATCCGAACGGTAGACCCGTCAACAATCCGTACTCTGCCGACTTCCTGCGGTTCTTCCCGGGTATGCACCCCACCAACGCGAACTTCTTCGTTCGCGATAACAACGGCGCTGCAACTGCGGCAGGAACAGTCTTCGATACTGACCTCTTCAACAACAACCTGTTCTCTTGCGAGAGGATCAAGGTCACAACCGGGTCTACTACATACGCAGATCCGCTGCAGTGGATCTCTGCTTCCTACGTCAGGAACGGCTCCATCTCCACAGACGAGACGGCCAAGACCCGTGCACTTTCAATCTCAGACCTGAAGAACGATTCTGACAATATTAAGTTCGTTAAGTTCAACGTTCCTCTGGTCGGCGGCTTCAATGGAACCA